TATTGCATATCCATTTCCAGACTTATCGACCCCAGGTTTCCAGAGTCTCTCATCAGGTCCTGCGCCCTTAGGTTTAGACATCTGCTCAATCTGTTTGGTAAGCTTATCAAAGCTACCAGACTTTTTCTTAAGTGATGCGAATGACATTTGTATTTCTCCGTTGTGGTTTTTGTTTTGTTGTATTTGCCACCGTATTATGATGACATATTATTTAGGACTTGTCAAGTCCCTGTTGCGACATGTTATGAATGATTATCTTCTCTCCGTCATGAGTAAAAAACAATTCGTCGTCTGCATCCCAAAGTAACTCTTCAAAGAGGTCATTAAGTCTCTCGGCATCTTCATAAAGTTGATTAGGATTCGGCATCTTTTAACTCCTTTCTCCAAGCTCTTAGTTTGTCTTCCATCTGTTGCAGTATCAACATGAGGTTTAATCCTCCAGAATACTGTGCAGATAAAGTATCTATCTTTTCTTTTACAAAGGATGCTTCCTCATCGTTCTCATCTCCTGATATATTATGTGACGCAAGAGCAAGACGTGAGTAAAATACTTTTTGTTTAGCAATTAACTCAAGTGTTTTTTCTATGTGCTCTAGTCTCTCTCTAGGAGAAAATTCAGCAAGTCCTGCTGATATCTTTAGTAGTTGTGTGTATGTCTCCTGTATGTCAGTCAACTCTTGTTGCACTACATCGGATTCAAAGAAACTTTCGTCTTCATTCATAGGTTTAAAACTGCTTTACTTGTACGTTTAATATAATTTAGTCTTGCTGCATCCCATTGTATTTTATCTTTGAGTGGTTTAGAAATCAACTTCTTAACTGTAGTGACATCTATCTCCATCTCTTCACATACAGATGCAACTGCTTCAATGTAATTTACAAGACCGTTACTGTCTTTAACGAGGTTTTCAACAAGGATAGTAAACTTGCCTTGAGTCATAAATTTTTCTTCAATTTCTTTCATTTATTTAATCCCTCAGTGTAATACCGATAGTCTTTTATCCAGTCAATGAGAAGATTAACGTAAGGGACTTTGTCATACTTTTCAACCACCTGTGTCTGCCCATCTTCTGCAACAGATATGGTGACAAGTTTATCAACTTCAACCCCAGTCAATTCATAATACATGTAAGCATACGCTGCTTCTTGCACAAAATATTTCTCAAGGTATTTCTCTTTCTTTAATGTGCCAGTAGTCTTGAAGTCAATGACTGCTAACTCGTTATCAAACTCAGCAATGCAATCAACACGACCAGCCAGATAGAGATTGCGAGAATAAAGAGGGGTTTCAAGAGAATGAATATTAGAAATACGATTAAGAACCTCACGACTAGCCCCAAAAAGGTACTTGGCAAGACCCTTGCTCTCCTTAATTTTCTCAGATTCATTTCTTAAATAGTATTCAACAATAGAATGATATTTAGTGCCTCGCCATGCTGCAGCACGTCTTATCCTCTCCGCTTCAGTATAACCGATTCGATTCTCCCAGTCAAGTATCCCTTGCTTGGATTGATGACCTACTACAGTTGTCACACTGGGTACCCACATGTCATCTAGTTTATAGAAACGTCCATGATTCAGAGTCCTGCTTTCTAAGTCCTCTAATTCAAGAGGAGTGCCCACATAATTAAACATTAATTAAATCCCATATTAATTTTACTGACAAGATATTCTTTAACAAGACCAGACCTAACGATATCATCTATACCAAACTCAGTGCATGTGAATGATGGCATTGTCTGTAGTATTTTAAGGAAGTCTAAGACTCCATTCCTCTCATTACTCTTTACTAAATCAGATTGTGCGTAGTCTCCTGAGAATATAATTCTAGAATTCTGACCCACTCTTGTTATTATACTATCTAATTCATGAAAATTCAAGTTACTAAATTCATCTACAATAATCACACAGTTATCTAATGTAGTACCACGTAGGAATGATGTAGACCAGAAAGAAATAGTCTCTTGGTTTCTGAGGTTAGCATAGAGTGATTCAAATGCATTATCATCAGGCATTTCAAACATAAACTTTACCATATTTTTATATGGTATCTGATATAAGTTTGACTTATCTTCATGGTCACCTGGGAGGAAACCAATCTCTCTTGTAGGCACAAGAGACCTGACCATATAAACTTTTTCATATGGTGAAGAAGGTTCTAATACCTGTTGGATTGCTAGGTATAAACTAATAAAAGTTTTACCTGTCCCTGCAGCACCATGTAGGACTAAGTTTTGTCCTTTATCATAGGCATCAAAGACTAACTCCTGATTAGGTGTTAGTGGCTCAATTACTTTAAGGTGCTCAAGGTTAATAGGTTTTCTTCTCTTCATCTGCTTGACAGAATATTGGGAGAATGCTCCGTTACCGTTACCGTTTTTCTTTTTAGCGGGCATAATTTAGGTATAGCGACTCAAGTTCGCTCGTGGATGGTCGGATTGAATTTTCTGCATCACTTCTTTGAATCCATCAGTCTGTTTAGGGTCACCATAGGTAACACCACCAGTCCCTGCAGACCAGTCTTTATCCCAGTCTGGATTCTCTTTCCTCCACTCGTCATATTTTTTCATAGACAGGTTGAGTTCTTGTTTCTCTCCTGTCTTAGTATTTATTACGGGATATGTAGGCATTTCTAAAGTCCTCTATTGTGTTTGCCATTTGTCGATAACCTGTACCAACATAGATTTGTCCTGCTACTACAGATACAGTAGCGACACCCCAGAAAATATAATACCATCTAGATTTAATTTGGTATCTTTTCTTGAGGAGTTTAGTTTTTAATTCAGTCATCGTGGTCATCCCAAGGATCTGCTAACCCTTCGTTTGCAAAGAATGCTTTGTAAACCCCATAGAATATAAACAACACAACAATAACTGCAATAGAAATTGGTGCTGTAATATTTGGGTCGTAGTTAGCATGTGGTATCATAATATTTTAAGACAGGGTTGTAAGTTATCCCAGTATTCATCGTTGTCATTGCAGTCACAATCTTTATCTTCAGCACACCATCCCATTGCCTTAGCAACGATTGGAAACTGACAGATAAGATGCTCTCTGCATAGATTAGCGATGTCCATGTGCTCTTTCTGCGTGCCATTTGCAGACCGCAATTCAATGTAGTGTAACCAACTACGGACACTACCGCTCATGTAAATTCTGGTTGGAGTTGCTAAAGGCAAGACCATTCTAGCACACTCTTTAGCAATTCCTTCGTCTAACATTTCACCGTAGATATGTTGTGCTTGAAAGAAATGCTCTTCTATCTTAGCATCAAACTTTGCTTTTACAATAGGGTCAATATCATCGATACTATTCTGTCTATTTTTAGTATCTTGACGACGTAAATCAGGGACAGGAATATCACCTAACATTCCTGCATCAGCATAGCGTTGAGAAAACTCTTGGAATGTAAAACTTCTGTGTCTCAATACCTGTGCTGCTATAGCACGTGTGGTATTAATCTCGAGTGTCATAAATGCCTGCTCAAATACAGACCAGTGGTTGTGTTTGATGCAGTAACTTAATAGTCCTTCTACAGATGGGTTGTCTTGATTATTTGGATTACTCACACGAGCAACGTAACCCATAGTCTTTTCTGCGTCAGGTGTCACAGAAATTAAACATACTTTAGTCATGCTTAAATAAAATTCTTGCGATTACATAGAGTCCAACTGCACCAAGATAAGTTATGGTTGCAATTCCGAAGGTTGGTAGTGTCATATTCCACACTAACATTAAAACAAATGGTCTAACAGTAAGGTCTGCAATAGCTTTAATTGCTTGCTCTCCTGTTTTTTGATTGCGAAGTCTTTCCTCTTCCTTTTCAGTGAGTTTCTTCTCGTCTTCTTTCTCTTGTTGTGCCTTCTTACGAGGGTCAAAGAATACGTAATCGTTTGCCATTATTTTTTGCCTTTCTTGGCTTTCTTTTCTGATGGGTCTTGCCATATCTTTGGATTAATTTTTCCTGCTGCCTGTGTAATCTTCTTTAATCCTTTACCATACTTGTCATAGTAATGGTCAAATATCTCAGATTGTTTATTACCCATAACGATATCATACTTAGTATGCTCATCAGGTGCAACATATTCTACAAGGTATGCAGTATAAGGAAGCTTAGGGTCTTGTGCTGCCTCGACGAGACAATCACTAGCTAATACTTTCACTATGGTCTGCCTCTATTACCCCATTTGATTTGTGGAAATGCTTCTTCCACAACCGCTTGGGTAATACGATACTTCTTGTGAAGTTTTTTATTAATGGCAGCAACAACTATCTCTGCCTCATCAGCATGTAGTCCTTCTAATAAAGCGATAAACATAGTTTCTATCTTCAAGGAAGGCAGATTGTCTGCTCCACCTTTGAAGTAATAGTATAACTTCTTTCCTTCCTTTTCAAGGAGAGTATGCTCAGTCCCCTTTGGGGCATCATTAGGTTTGTAAGGCACATCGCCTGCAGGAATACGTGACACTAAAGTATCGTCAAAATTCATGATGAACATTGAGCGAAGAGTTTGTGTACTATTATCCTGTAGGATTTTAATCTTTGCTGCCTTAGTCTTTGCGTTGTGTGCTTTGCGAAGCACTTCAGAAATCATCAGTTTCATTGTAAAGAATTAATTAAGATTCTTCTTCATCCTCTAGTGTAGCATCTTCTTCGGTATAACGCAAGTACAATAATTCAGATGGGTCAACAAACCCATCCTCCGTTTGCATTTCTGGGTGTAAAACAACAGCATTATAATCTGCTTTCTCTACCCACTCGTCATAAATCCCCTTAAGATTCCAAGATATTATGGCTCCTAAGAGGAATGCTCCGATGGTTAGGAAGAATGCCATGTATAAAAATTCTATTTCCTGCATGGGCTACTCCTGAGTATGTACATTATTTAGTAACTTTTTTTCTCCCAGGTTTTCGCTCGGCATGGTATGTCCAAGCGTCATTCAAGATTGAATAAAGATAATCCTTTATCTTTCTTGCTTTGGGTTTAGGGATGTGTCCATAAGACTCTTTAAGTTGAGCGTCACCACCCTTGATGTAACCTTCCAACTCTAGCACAGCGTTACTAACTTCTGCTGCTACAGTTGATTCAATGAAGGCATTGACTTCTCTTCGTGTCCACTTTTCTGCTTTTAAATAAGGATACATCTTGAAAAGAAATCTTCCATTGACCATTGCCTCATCGAGTGCTCGGTCAACTAGGGTATACAATTCTTCAGTATTCTTTTGCATTACAGGTAAGTGTTTTCTCGTAGGTATTTTACAGTTTCAGTGCAACCACCCATCTTAT